TTACGCTTCGATTACTGCCAGAATGTCTGACTGCTTTACAACGATATATTCTTCGTCATCCAGTTTCACATCAGTACCTGCGTACTTGGAGTAAATGACCTGATCGCCAACCTTAACTTCCATTTTCACTTCTTTGCCGTCCACCACTCCGCCGGGGCCAACTGCAATGACTTCTGCCTGCTGGGGCTTCTCTTTATTCTGTCCAGGAAGAACAATTCCGGATTTGGTTGTCTCTTCTGCAACCAGCTGCTTTAATACAACTCTGTCACCTAACGGTACTAACTTCATGATAACTGCCTCCTTATATGAAAATTCATACTTTCGTATTTACTGTTAGCACTCATTTGTCCTGAGTGCTAAACACTATATGTATATTATGTTTCTTCGGTCGATTATGCAACACAGCTGAGCGCCGTTCATGTTCTATTTTCTTTTATTTTCTTTTATTTTCTCGTTATTTCTTTCATTTTCATATCAGGTTTATGAAAGTAGAATTTCATACTTTTTTTAGAATTTCACTCTGCCGCAGCAGGATCCCCACAGAGTATTTTGCATCGCATGGGAAATTTCATTTCTTATACACAAAAAATCTATACACAAAAAGGCACATGCAAAAGCTGTTACCCTTTTCCATGTGCCCTGTATTTTCATTCCTGACAACAGAAAGATCGTAGAACATGCATTCTATTGTTTCAGATTTCGAAAGCTGCTTCCCCTCTAAAGAAGCTGCAGCCTACCGATAAACCAGCCTGTCCAATATCGCCAGAACTTATACTCTGGACAGATAGAAAATTCCTTTTATATAGGAAGAAACAGGCTTTTTGTTCTGCTTTTGTTGCTATTTTTTATATCCTGTATCAAATTTTCTGACATGGCATTGAATTAAATTTATTATCCGCTGCATATTACTCCAGTATTTTTACCTTGTGCACCACACCGACAATGCCGCGTGCGGCGAATTGCTGCCGTGCGATCTCCGCCAGCTCTTTTGTCCAGGCATCCGCTACCGATACTGTATAGATCACGCCCGGATCCACCGCAGGCTGCGACCATGCTGTTGGATCCTCATAGGCTATGTCAAGGTCTACATCGCCTTTGACGCCCGGGATCTCGCCGCAGCTCGTGTACTGCCACCCAGATATATCACCGTCAACATCAGGCTTGTATTTCTGATCCGGCTCATCATCAAACCGCATTGTACGATAGCCGCGATAATAACGTGCTATCCACAACCGTGTCCCGGCAAACGCATTAAAGTCAAACCAGCGCTCCTTATACACATACAGCCCAACATACAGCCCAAAACCGTACCCTGCTGCCGTGATAACCTCCTGCGCCGCACGGATACACTCCGTCAGCTTTGCAGCACCCAGCGGCCGCAGCACGTCCTTGTCCTCTACATCCCACCAGACCATTGTACCGGTCAGATGATGTGACCTCAACAGTTCCACGACCTGCTGTGCTTCCTGTCGCGCTGCGTCCTGTGTAGCTGCGTAGGTATACTTATATACAGACACAGGTATATTGTGCTTCCGACATCCCTCCAGATTTGTAGCAAACTGATGGTCTGCCGTGCCTGATCGGCGCACACTACGCAAGACCGCAAAATCTACGTCCTCGGGGATCTGTGCCCAGTTGATCGTGCCCTGGTTATCTGATACGTCAATTCCTTTCCACATAAGCATTACCTCACCACAAAATTCTCCCATTTTTTGTAAGCGTCCACATAGGTTTCCTGCTTGTCACCGTTATGGGTGATCTCATAATACATACCGTCAGAAACATTTGTGCTCAGCAGTGCCTTGTGGTTCTGAAGCGTCTTGCAGTACCAAACCACGAATACGTCATCCCCTGTAATCTGCTTCTGGTCAGTTTTGTCCGCGTGGCTGTTGAAATAATCCACTACAACCTGTTTACTTTTTTCTAAAAACTCTTTGCTTCCCATACTCTTAGTCCTCCGTATAATCTTCGATCACATCAATCCCATACTCAATGGCACAGGTATTTTCAATGCGGCAGCCTCTTGCGTTTTCCCATCCTTTTGCAAAATACGCAATGTCCGCAGTCGAAAGCAATTCCAAAGATTTTCCCAAAAACCACAAAGGTCTCGCATCCGCAGGCGCGCTCTGGAAAAACGAATCAATAACCTCTATTTCTTCGTCTTCTACAAAATTTCTCTTTGCGCTGGCGATTGCCTTTTCCCTCTCTTTTAAAATTTCCTCATCTGTTTTGCCTTTCATCGGCTGTGAAATAAAAAGTTTTTTCATGCTCTGCTCTCCTTATTATTTTTATAGGGCGACTGAAGCCGCCCCAGAATCACGCTTAACTCCGCGCCGGGAGATAACCGAATCACCGTATCATTTCTTTTTTACCTTTTACAAAACGCTTCCACAATTCTGCAAACTTTTCCCAGCCAAACATTGCGACGTATGCCACCAAAAACCCAGCCAGCATTGCCGCAATAATCATATACCAAATAATCGTCTGCTGGATATAATCCATATAAGCGACATATGCTACCACTGTGAGCACGATCGACAGCACAAACACAAGGATGTCCGTCGGAATCTTTGACAGCACTCCCACACCCTTAAATACCTGCGTGATGACTGACACCACAAATGCCAGAACACCAACAACCGCCATGATTAAAGTTACGTTTTGTAATAAAATTTCCATACTTTTTTCTCCCTTCATCGTCTACTCTTCATGAGTTCTGCAATTTTTTCTGTGTCTTCCATCCTGATCACATCCAGCATACGCATTGCCGGCTGAACAACTGTGTGCATATGTCCATCGCCATCCACTCTTTCATAATCCTTAAACATTTCCCAAAATGCATCATATTCCATCTCTGACCATGCCTGCAGGGGATTCTTTTCTAAACTTGTATAATATCGGAAACTGCACAGCAGACGGTCGCGTAATTCTCCTCTTTTGACACGCTTTCGCTTTTCTTCATTTTCACGCAATTCCCCTATAATCTCCGTTTGTGTTTTCTGCAGCTTCTGAATTTCTTCTGCGTATTTTTTCTGATACTCAATGCTCTGACGGCGCCATTCCGGATATTTCTTAACCTGCTCCAGGATGTCATGCATCTGCGCAGCTCTTTGAGCCTCAGCATCATACTTTTTGCGAAAATGTTTCTCTACAACCTTGTAGATTTTCCAGAGAAATACAATGGCTGCAATGATCATCACCACTGCAGCCACCTTCATGTCTCCGAAAATCTCAATAAATTCATTCATTTTTTCCTTCCTCCATAAGAATTGTCTACAGTTTCAGTATTAAGTAGGGATTTGGCCGGTCTGTCTTTTGGCCAGGATGCAGATGGCAACTGGGGATACAAAACAGGAGGTGCGGATACAGTAATCCCTTTTAAGGGGTATCCGGACTTTGATTACGAACACGGAATTTCGATTCCGTATGTTGTAGCTGCTGGAAACCCGAACGTTTTACATTATTATACAATGACCGCGGAAGATGCGGCTTACTCTTATCTTGCACTATTCGCGGTTACGGCTGGCAGCGTGGTGTCGATCGAACTTAGCGGGGTTAGTGGCCCATCCATTGTATGTAATAAGCCTGGTGGAAGCTATTCTTTTGTGCTAATCGCGAACCCTGTTTTGAACGGAAAAGTTAATTTTAGGCACGGAGGAACTGGTGACGGACATGTTTACAAACTTAGAATAAGATAACCTTTACCGATATCGTTAAACACCATAAAGCGAAGTCATTCAATTACAACAATAAAAATAGGACGATAAGCATTTGCTGTCTGGATGGATAATTTTCCACTACCAGAATCGTATCCGAGCACTTTGACTCCCATATAGCTACCCGTTATCTCTTCAGTAGCACCTCCGGTTCCGGAACTACTTAAAAGCGCGACATATTTAAAGCTATCCAGTGACAAGGTTGCATAATCCGGAATGTTTGTAACATCCAGCTGTATTGTTTCTTTTCCGGCCCAACCATTACCCTCGTCGTAAGCGATCTCGTATATGTCATTACCGGTTAATTTTTTTCGCACTGCATCAGCACCTACAATGTAAAAATCGACCCCGTCCTGTTCAAAGGAGCAGCCGCCCAAATCCCTACTTAATACTCTCGCTGCCTCTCCGGCATCGTTGCACCGGTGCAACTTACCCCTATAACCTCTCTTAGACCGTCTTGCGGCGGCCTAAAAAAAACCATATAATGTGCTAACATCATGCTGCCATAAAGCGCCGATGCGATGCCCGTACCTGCTCTTTTGTAACCGTACAATAGATTCGCGTCGTCTCGATTTTGACATGACCCAGCAGCTCCTGCACCTGCTCGATCGGCATGCCCATCCTCAACAAATCCGTGGCTGATGTCCGCCTAAACCTATGCGGATGTACCTTACTTACTCCCGCCGCATTCCCGACCTTTTTTAAAATATTCCTGATTCCGGATTTTGTCAGGCGCTTATGCGGCGCTCGTGTCCCTACAAACAAGGCAGGATTGTCATCTGTCCTGCTTTCCAGGTACTGTTTCAAATGTAGGTGTGCCCGAGCGTTAAGATATACTTCCCGCTCTTTATTGCCTTTTCCCAGCACCATGACGTCATCCGATTCCCAGCATATATCATCCCGGTTTAATCGGCACAATTCCGACACTCTGACCGCGCTGGAATACAAAAATTCAACGATCGCCAGATCACGCTCCTGCTCACAGGCGCATCGTACTTTTTCCAGTTCTTCGGGCGATAGCGGCTTCTTAACCGCTTGCTTGTACTTGATCGGCTCCAATCCATCCACAGGGTTCCGCAGTATCACCTTTTTGCGCTGCAGCCAGCGGAAAAAGCTATTAAAAACAAGGCGGATATTGTTCATATACCTGTTTGATACTTTTCTGATTGTCTTGTACTTCTCCAAATAAGCGATCAGATCATCATCCTCAATATTCTCCACATTCTTTCCGATATATGACAGCATTCGGCTCAAATGTAGCTGATATTGCTCAATTGTTCCTTCAGATTTTCCGTTTTGTCGAAACATATCCAGAAACACTTTCAGGTAATTTGGACCATTCTGATCGATGCGCATCAATCCTGTCTCTTTTTTTCTGATGTCATATCCGCATAATTGTACCCGAACAACGGTTTTTAATCGGTCCATCTGCTTCTGATCCAGAACAGGCATCATTTCCCGCAGGATTGCTGTTACAATTTCGTCTTTCATGGACATTCACCTCCTGCCGCCATGTTATCAGACGGCAGGGGTAAGATACATTATTCAGTTGTTTTCTTTTGCCAGTTCAGCCTCTACTTTTTTCTTCCAGAGGCTCGGCACTTCCTCCAGTGTCATAGCTCCGTTTTTAATTCTGTTGACGTAAAATTTTACCATTAACTTTTCCTCTCTTTCTCAATCAAAGACTTACGCCCTGTGCTTCTGCCAAGCCAGAGACGACATCTCCCAAGTCCTGAATTGCGCCGTCCTGAATGCCCTGGCCGGATTCCAAGTGACGCAGTCTCATTTCAATCACGCTCTCCTGCTCCAAAACGATCGTAACAACATCCTCCTCCGGAGTTGCACCAATTGTCTTTCTGACTTCTCTAAAGATGTCATAGCGTTCGTGTGTCGCCTGTACATGACCTTCCGCGTCGCACTGCTGGATCACTTCCAGATTGTTCTGGCCGGCGTCTCTAAAGGACTTTTCGAGAGCCGCCATGTCACCAGCTTTAAAGCTGATTGCAAGCGTTCCAGCTCCAAAACCGATGCTGTCATAAGACAGCTCCACTTTGTTTCCTAAGATGATTTTTTCTTTCAT